TGGTCGAAGCCTACAAAGGCCGACCGTGGGAACGTGTATGTATTTCCTGACATGCTATTTTACCTCCAGTTATGCAAGGTTATGTAATCTCCGACAACCCCAGTTGGGCATTATCGGTCGATGGCGTTGGTGCCATCAAATTTATTTATATCACTTCGTGTTTCCGATATTGTACTTTGGGAGTAATTCCCAATTAGCTTTATCTCGGTACGGAATGATCTTAATCTGTCTGAGTGGTGCCTTATCCTTGGACTGTTCTGAATTTACAATTGAAACCAGACCCCAATCCGAAAGAAGGGTGGAAATTGTATTCCGTCTTTGTAAATCATTTACATTTAGATTGGAAGGCTTGCCATCAAGCAGAAACAGTTCTTTAAAATGTACGATGAAATACCGACCCTGCTTGTGCAGGATATGGCATGATTGGTATAGCTTGTTGGAAGACTTACGAGAAGCAACACCAATACGGGTGAGTGTCTCTCGAACTTTTAGAAAATCATCCGGCTCATTCAAGGTAATCTCAAGCATCATTGCAGGAGTCCATGCCACAGGGGTTTCGTCCACGACGGCCCCTTGGATAGGATCAATGCTTTGATTTGGTTGTTGAGCGTCCACCTTTAAATAGTCTTTGTTTAAGTTCGTTTAGTTGTTCGGAACTCAAAATCGTCAAAGCGGATCTAGCCTTTTCATTACTATATCCATAATGTTCTTTAACAATCAAGAGGTCTTCCGATTCGGTTGGTTTAAGCCATTTGCTGAATCGTTTATTCCTACTAACTATATTTATAAGATATTCATATTGGAGCCTCTTGTCCAAGTGATGATTTTGGTTCATCTCATTGGCAAAGCCCACGGTATCCGCAAAGTATGAAAGACCTCGATTCACCATAAACGGAAGGTATTGCTTTTCCGCAATATCGTCGACCATGATATTGGTCTTGGTCATGTTGATGGAATTAAGGTATTCAAACGGATTCATGTTATTGCTTCCATTCCGCACACGCCATAAGTTCGGTAATGCACGCCACAAGATTTAACTCATGGTCGGCAACGAATGCGTCTTTGTATTGATAATTGGCAAGAATGACCACGATGTTGGGTATGCTGTCGGGATTGGCATGCTCGGTCATATTGTCGTAAATCTTGCGGAAGATTGCCGCAGGTTCGGAATCAATGTTATTAACCACCCACGCACGACCAGCCTTGAAGTCCTTCTCCTTGAGAGCCTTGATCAACAAAGTAATGTTGGCATCCGAAAGGTTTGCAAGGATACCCTTGTCAATCTTTCCAGAAACCGAATAGCGTTGGCACTCATTGAGCACTCGGCGCCAGTCGGGAGCAAAGCGGAGAATGAGTTCGGCAACGACGGCTTGCTCATACTGAATACCTTCTGATTTAAGGATGAATTCAAGACGCTTCAGAAAAGCATTGGCAAGTGATGCCATTTGTTTCTTGGAAGTATTGAATTCAATTACGGCGCATCGGGAATGAAGTGGTTCAATGACGCGATTCTTAAAGTTACACGTAAGAATAAACCGACAGTTGTTGCTGAATTCCTCAATGAAGCCACGAAGCGCGGGCTGCGTGGAAGATGGATTCAGGTAATCCGCTTCATCTAGGATAATGACCTTGGGTCCTCTGGAGTGCAGAGATACCGATGAGGCAAACTGACGAATCTTGGTACGGAGAACATCAATGCCGGATTCTTCCGAGCCGTTAATGATCATATAGTCAAGATCAAGCATGTTGCACATTGCGCGGGCAACAGTTGTCTTACCAAGACCAGCGGTACCAGTGAGAAGCATGTTCTGCATCTCACCAGACTCAACAATGCTCTTAAAGGTCTTTAGAAGACCCTCTGGAAGGATACAGTCATCAAGTATTTGAGGACGGTACTTTTCAACCCACAAAAATTCATTAGAGTTTGTCAACATAGGGTCTATTATACACCAGTGACAATGGTCTTGTAAACCTCTTTAATCTCCGAAGTTTCGTTTTCAAACTCAACCACATTCTGTTTGTGGTACATCATTGCGACCTTACGGAACGTCTTGGTCGGAAGTTTGTATTTGTCTTCCAGTGCTTTTAGAATCTCACGGATCTGCTCCTTTTGTGTTTGCATCTCCGACATAGCTTCAGAGATTTGATCAAGGGCGGTGAGGATGGCTTTGCGGTCTTCAGCCGAAGTAGGAATGTTGCTCATAATAAAAAAGTGGTGGGTTCTTTAATGACTGCCCCACCAAAAGTCCGTACGGAGTTAGAACAATTACGCTTGAGCCGGAGCTTCTTGCTTTGGCTCTTCAGTTGGCTTCGGAGTGCTTGCCTTTACAAAGGCTTCAAAGCGACTGCGGAGTGCACCGATTGCGGTGAGTTCTGGACCTTCAAAGGCTCCACGACGGGAGACGATGTCGATCATTTGAACCACTGCGGCAAGGTCATTAAGACCAAGTTGCGGAGCGGCTGCTGGTTGTTGTTGTTCTGGTATTACTTTGCTGTTGTCCATATATGTTTCCTAGGTTATCGACTCCTTAAGCGAACGTCGAAGTTTTTTCCAAAGCAATCCAATACTCCACCGGGAGTGTGGTATGCTTTAGATGAGCGATCAATTTAGAACTAATCTCTACCGTGTAGTCACCAGAAACCATTTTCAGGTTGGAGATGACCATGATGAATGAGAAAACCTCTTTGCAAGCATTGTTCTCATCAACCACGATGGAGTATTTATTCGCAGAGGCATTCTTTGCATCGGTAAGATTTACAATAATTTTGCCATTTTCACCCTTGATTTCAATGTTGGCGTGTCCGAGGACTGCTGACGCCTTACGAATCTTGTTGAGGGTGTCTTCGGAAAGAATGAAGGTGACTTCTGGATTCGGCATGGTTACCTGCTTGGACGGAGCCGTAAGAAGGTCCATGGAAGCATAGAAGTACCGAATGGAAGTCTTTCCATCCTTAATTGTAATCGAATCGTCGCTGAATGACAACTCTGGATCGTCTACAAGAGTGAGTGTGGAAAGGAATTCATTCAGGTCATAGATACCAAATTCCTGAGGAAAGGTTTCGGCGACTGTGGCGGATGCCATGATGTTCTTGGCTTCCGCGATTGTAGCAATAGAACTGCCAGCCTTGAATACCATATTCGGATTAATTCCGGCAAAGTTTTTAAGGAGCTTGATTGTATTTTCTGATAGTTTCATAACTTAAAAAGCTGTGGCTGCGTGTCCCGTATCATGTTCGTAAAGGAAAAAGAGGCACGCGGCTGCGTGTCCCAGGTGATGTCGGCCCGTTTCAGGATCAAAACGCTCACCACGTTTCCATGCCCAGAGATGGCGTTGGAGTGCATCAAAATACCGACGTTCGGATTCTGGTACATGTCTCCAATTTTCTCGGGCATATTTCTTGGCTCCGATGGTAAGAACCTGCGCCAGTTCCTCAAGCGCAAACGGTGGAATCAAACCGTATTCCGGCTTGTCCGAATCATATTTGCGACCTTCGAGGGGAGACTGTTGCTCGATTTGTTGTTCCATGGAAAAGGAAAAGGGCTGCAGGGTGTTGAGTCCTGCAGCCTTTGTAGTTCACTTATTAGACGCTGGCAAGAGCCTTGGTATCAAGGCGGTACTTATAAACCGTTTGACCTTGGGCATTCTTACGGCGGTTCGTGTAGATGGGGAGACCATCGTCACGAAGTTGAGCTACGACCGCAGATGGGTTCGCGATGCTGAGGCGCTTTGAGGCTTCGGCAATGGTAACCTCTGTGCCTTTGGCAAGAAGTTTAAACAGGCGAGCTTTCTGGGTGGATGTATTGCTATTCATATTATCTATCTTTCAGTTTGGTCCTATTGTTTTAGTTGCTTATGATTGAAGGGACCAATTCAACCATAAGAGAATCATATATTGTTGCTTGTGTTTGTAAACAACAAAGTGAATTTATTTTCAGAAGTCGCTCAATGGCGGTACCGCTGCCACTGGAGTGGCTGCTGGAGCTGGATTCACCGAAGCATCAATCTTGGAGTAAAGATCGGCAAAGGCGATTTTGGTATCATCGTCGAACCGAGAGATACACATATTGATCGACTTGAGCCGGTCGCGGAAGATTGAGAAGGTGTGTGCAATATGGCACAGGCGACGAGTGGAAATCACTTCGTCAACACCGCCATCCGCAAACGTTTTGCGAATGACTTCCGACCAGGTCACAAGACGGTCGGCAAACTCTTCGTCAACGGCATTGTACTTTTCCATGTGCTTCACAACGATTTTGCGTTCGGTTGCCAATGGTGGGTA